AGGCCTTTATACGTTGGCTTGGTGAGCGACGTCCGCACAATGCAATCGCAGTTGATACTGAAACTGGCGAGCGTCCAGGCGGGCAACGTAGTGATGCGCTTTCACCATGGCACGGGCAACTGCGTCTTGTTCAGGTTGGAGATGGGCAGCAAGGCTGGGCAATTCCTTGGCAGGAATGGTCAGGTGTGTTTTATGAGGCAATGGACAAGTTTGATGGACCTTTAGTATGTCACAACATCGCGTTTGAGGCACGCTGGTTTGCAGTTCAGTCCCGTTGGGAAATTCCATGGCATAGAGCTCATGACACGATGATTATGGCACATATCATAAATCCTTTAGGATCTGGTGCGTTAAAGCAACTTGCCGCGTTATACGTTGATGGACGCTCAGTCGCGTTGCAGGAAACCTTGGATATTAAGCTTATTGAAAACGGATGGACATGGGGAACAGTACCAATTAACTTTGAGCCGTTTTGGGCGTACGGTGCGCTTGATACTGTCCTTACAATGCGTTTGTGGGAGATGTTTTATGAAAAATGCGGTCCCGATGGTCCTTATAATCGCGCTTACGAACTTGAAATGGCCGCACGTAAGATCGTTACTCGCATGGAGATTAACGGAGCCCGCGTAGACCTTGAGTACTCTAAGAAAAAGTTTGATGAGCTTAACGCGTACAGTGAATCTGTAAAAAATTGGGCTAAGCAAACCTATAACGGCACGTCAATATCAAGTAACGTTCAACTAGTGCGTCTGTTTGAGGCATTAGGTGCTGAGATAACCGAATACACTCCCACTGGGCAAAAATCTGCAACAAAGGATCAACTAAAGCTTCTTTCCATTAACGGAAACGATGAGGTAAAGAACCTTGCAGAGATCGTGCTTAAACAGCGCAAGGCAGATAAGCTTGCCAATACTTATTTTTCTAATTTTCTAAGTGAAAACGTTAACGGAGTAGTTCACCCGTCTGTAAAAACACTTGGTGCTCGCACCTCGCGTATGTCAATCCAAAACCCAGCGCTACAGACCTTGCCAAAAGGTGATGCTACTGTTAGAACTGCGTTTATACCAAAGGATCAGGACCATGTCATCATCACATCAGATCTCGACCAAGTTGAATTTCGTATGGCAGCATCACTCTCAAAAGATCCAAATCTCATTGCACTGTTTAACAACGCTGACGCCGCAGGGTCAGATCCTTTCACAGACATCGGTCGTGAAGTATACCAAGACTCAAGTTTTCAACGCTCAGATAAGCGCAGAGGGCTTATTAAAGGAATGATCTATGGACGCTTATACGGAGCAGGTATAGCAAAGCAAGCTTTAACTGCAGGGGTGCCAGAGACACAGATGAGAATTACATCAGACGAGTTTGATAGACGTTTTCCTGGAATGACTATGTTTCAAAGAAATATAGAAGATGTTGTAATGCGTAGAATTCGTGATGAAGGCCAAGGGTATGTATACACCTGGACAGGGCGCCGGCTTCCATGCGATGATAATAGAGCATATTCTGCTTTGAATTATTTAATACAAGGAGGCGCTGCCGAGGTGTTTAAGGCAAACCTTGTTAAGTTAGATCAAGCAGATCTGACAGAGCTTCTTATTGTGCCAGTACACGATGAAATTGTTCTTAACGCACCGCGCAAGGACGCAGAGGAAATTAAGAAGATAGTTCAGCAGTGTATGACAACTACAGAAGGCTGGGACGTTCCTCTGTCTGCTGGAATAGACGGGCCATTAGAAAATTGGGGGCAAAAGTATAACTAGAAGATAGTTAACTAGCCTATACTTATGATAAAATGACTAACATGCCAAGTTTGTACGTATTACACCGTAAGTCTGATCCTAAAGATATTAGATACGTTGGAATAACAAATCATGACGACGTCAAAAAAAGATTTATGGCACATCTTGACAAAACTAAGTCTGGAGTGAATAGGCCAGTAAACGACTGGATAAATAAATACTATCCAGACATAGACGTTACAAAAATTGCTTCATTAGAAACGTGGGAAGAAGCCTGTGAACAAGAAATTGCTCTTATAGCAAAGTTAAAAGAACAAGGCTATAAATTACTCAATATGACTTTAGGTGGAGACGGTTCAGTAGGGTTTAAAGACTCAGAAGAAACAAGAAAAAAGAAATCTTTAGCACTTACTGGCCGTGCGGTAACGCAAGAGACAAGAGCTAAAATATCTAAAGCAAACAGTGGAAAAAAGCGTTCTTTAGAAGCTAGAAAAAAGATGTCAAGTAAGAAAGTTGGTAGAAAACTATCTAAAAAGCATAAAGAGAATATCTCTCTTGCTGGTAAAGGAAGAAAGGTATCTTTAGAAACTCGCAAGAGAATATCTGATGCGCTCGCAGGGAAGAAATTTACAGCTGAACATTATGCCAACGTAGTAGAAGGCCAAAGAAGAAGACGCGCAAGAGAAGCACAAGAAAAGAATAAAAAATAAAAAATGACACTTATACTAGCAGTTGATCCAGGCAAGGCAAGTGGTATTGCTCTTTTTGAGTTAAAACTTAACCAAGAACCTAACCTAATTTGGTCTGGGGAGTACCAAATGAAGGAATATGCCAAACCAATTCGTGAGGCAATAGCCATGTCATATGTTCAAGGCTCGCCGATACAGGTTGTCTGCGAAAGATTTATCATCAACGCCCAGACAGTGCGTAACTCACAGGCTCCTTACTCACTTGAACAAATCGGGATCTTAAAACAGACTATGCTAGACGAAGGTTTAGACCCTGACTCAATATTCTTCCAGTCACCTTCCGACGCCAAGGGAATGTTTGATAACACGAAATTGAAGAAACTTGAGTATTGGCACAGGTCAGGCGAAGGACACGCGCTTGACGCCATACGCCATGGACTTTTGCGCTGCGTAAAGCTAGGATGGAAGCCAATGCGCCTGCTTCAATAAAAAACTGCATACTAGGTCAAAATGTAGTTACATTTTTATCAAAACCTGTTAGTATAGCGACTTAATGACGAAAGGATTGGACTAGGTGCCAGTTGGAGTAGAGCTCGATGAATCGGGCAAGCACGTAATAATCAATGCCGAGTGGCGTTTTAAGGAACTTTGCAAAAGCTTACCTGGAGCAAAGTGGGATACAAAGGCTAATGTTTGGAGTGTCCCGACAAGTTGGGCAACCTGTTTAGCGTTACGTTCTACCTTTAGAGACGACCTTACTATTGGCCCTAGATTGACCGAGTGGGCCACCAATGAGCTCGCCAATCGGATTACCCCAGCAAATAATCTACGTGACTTAGAGACCCTAGAGGACGCCTCTAATGCGGACCTATTTCCGCACCAAAGAGCAGGCGTTGAGTTTTTGAAGACGGCAAAGCGTGCCCTACTTGCTGATGAGCCAGGTTTAGGAAAAACAGCCCAGGCAATACGCGCGCTTAAGAAAGCACAGGAAGAAGGTAACGAGGTTTTTCCTGCGCTTATCGTTTGCCCTAATACACTTAAGAAAAACTGGAAGCGTGAGTTTGCTAAGTGGTGGCCTGACGTAAATGTCACTGTCATCAAGGGATCTGCAACACAGAGACGTAAGCAATTTACCGATCCTGCGGACGTGTATGTAATTAACTGGGAAAGCCTAAGATCTCACTCGCGACTTGCGGGTTACGGATCCGTAGCTCTTTCCCGTTGCCAGGAGTGTGGCGGCCACGATGAAAAGATCTCGCAAAATCGCTGTGAGGTTCATCCAAGAGAACTAAATGAAATAGATTTTAAGGCGGTAGTTGCAGATGAGATTCACCGCTCAAAGGAACCTAAGTCAAAACAAACTCGTGCTCTATGGGCTGCAACAGGTAGCGCGGACTTTAGGTTTGCGCTTACAGGAACACCTATTGCAAATAACGTTTTAGATCTTTGGTCAATTCTTCATTGGCTAAGCCCAGAGGAATGGCCAAGCAAGACGCGTTGGGTTGACCGCATGATTAACACTATGCTTAATGCCTTTGGCGGCATGATGGTTTTAGGTGTAAAGCCACATATGGAAAGTGAGTTTTACGCAGCAATACATCCACGTATGCGACGCATGCTTAAGGCAAAGGTACTTCCTTGGCTGCCTGAGATGATGTTTGAACGTCGCGATGTTGAGATGAGCACTAAACAGGAAAAGGCTTACAAGCAAATGCGTGACATGATGATTGCAGAGCTAGAAAATGGTGACGCAATAACTGCGCCATCTGCGCTTACACAAACGATTCGTCTTTTGCAGTTTGCAAGCTCATACGCAGAGATGGCAGTAAACGAAACCACAGGTGAGATAAAGGCTGTTTTATCAGAGCCTTCCTGTAAGGTTGATGCGTTGATGGACGATATTAAAAGCGGTGACTTTGGAAATGACTCGGTTGCCGTATGCGCTGTATCACGACAGCTTATTGATCTTTTAAGTGCACAAATGACAAAGGAAGAGATACCGCACGGTCTCATCACTGGTGCTCAAACTGAGGACGAACGCCAACAGGCAATTGACGATTTTCAGTCTGGCAAGATCAAGTGGATTCTTTTCACAGCACAGGCAGGTGGCGTCGGCGTTACCCTCACCGCCGCACGCCGCCTTGTCATGTTGCAACGTCCGTGGTCACTTGTAGATCACAAACAGGCTCTTGACCGAGTACACCGCATTGGGTCTGAAATTCATGACTCGATTATTGTTACAGACTACGTAACAGAAGGAACTATTGAGGAACGCGTGATACAGGTGCTTGAAACCAAGGCAGATAACTTTGAACAAATTGTTCGTGATAAAGATAAGCTTCTTACACTACTAAAGGACGATAAGGCAGGAAATCTATGACAGAGCCAATACGCATCTCGAACTCTGAGGTGCAAACATTTAAGGACTGCCGTCGCAAATGGTGGTTAAGTTATTATCGCAGACTACAACCAAAGACACAGCAGATGACTGGTGCTCTTGCCCTTGGATCTCGTATTCACCAGGCACTTGATGATTACTACTCAAAAGGTATTCCACTTCTTGAGGCGCATTCAATGTTAGTGCAAACAGATCGCAAGATATTAGAGGACTCATTTCGTGATACGTATGATCTTGACTCTGAGGCAGAGCTTGGTCGCATCATGCTTGAAGGTTACCTGCAATGGGTTGAGGAAAATGGAATTGACTCTGAGCTTGAAATGATTTCTACAGAGGAAATTATCTCAATGCCGTTACTTGAAGGTCGCGTAGAGCTTCAAGGAAAGATCGACATGCGTGTTCGTCGTAAGGCAGACGGTGTGCGTATGTTCCGTGACTTTAAGACAGTCGGCGGCTCATTTACTGACTTTGGCGCTATGGCGCATATGAACGAGCAGATTTTGACTTACATGATGTTGGAAACTGCACAAAATAAAGACGGTGAGCGCTCTGAAGGTGGAATCTTTACAATGCTTAAGAAGGTAAAGAGATCTGCAAACGCGCGTCCTCCGTTCTATGACCAAATCGAGGTAAGGCACAATGTGTTTGCACTGCGCTCGTTTTGGCAGCGTATTCATGGTACACTAACAGATTTATTGCGTACACGCGACAGCCTAGACGCAGGAGCAGATCATCGCTTTGTTGCGTACCCACGACCAAGTCGTGACTGTAAATGGAAATGCCAGTTTTTCACTGTATGCCCTTTGTTGGACGACGGAAGCGCCGCCGAACAAGCAATCAGTGAAATGTTCGATGTAGGTGATCCATATGGATACTACGGAACCGAAGAGAAGAAAGGAAGTGAGTGACGTATGTCAGAAGTACAACGATCTCTCACGATGATGGTGTATGGAGAGTCAAAGGTAGGTAAATCTACTTTTGCTGTCACAGCACCGTATCCCCGACTAATGCTTGACGTTGAAGGCGGACACAGATTCTTGCCTATCGTTGTTAAGTATTGGGACCCACTGCGCGAGGAACCCCCTGTCGCAGATGGTACCTGGGATACTTGTGTTGTCACCGTCCGTGACTACGATACAGTTCTCAAGACATATCAATGGCTACAACTAGGAAAGCATCAGTTCAAGAGTTTGATTATTGACTCAATCTCTGAACTACAAGTCAAGTGCATGGATTCAATTGCGGGTAACGAGCAAATGAAGATGCAACAATGGGGCGAGTTACTTCGTCACATGGGAGCTCTTTTACGTGACCTACGTGATTTAACTATGCATCCGACTAATGCCCTTGAGGCTGTCGTATTGACTGCTATGGCTCGTTCTAGCGATGGACGTGCGCGTCCATATCTGCAAGGACAGCTTGCAATCCAGGCACCGTATTTCTACGATATTCTTGGAGCGTTGACAGTTGAATCTGTACCAAACCCAGATCCACTGCAACCACCTTATAAAGTGCGGCGCATGTATGTAGAACGTACCAACGAGTACGAAGCAGGCGAGCGAGTACAAGGTCGTCTTGGCTCAATCGTCGAACAACAAAATCTCAGTATCGAGCGTATGCTAGATATTGTGTTTGGTCCTAAAGCAACACCACAACAATAAAGAGAAAGGCTAATCAGTGAGTACACTCAACTGGGGCGACCTCGTCAAGGACGCAGGCGAATCAGCAAGTTATGAACCACTACCAGATGGCGACTATGATCTAACGATTATAGAAGCAACAGCAAAGGTCTCGCAATCAGGCAAGACTATGTTTGCAGTTAAGGCACAGGTAACAACTGGCGCTCACGCTAAGAGACTAATTTGGGATAACCTTGTCGTTACACCAGATAACTCTGCAGCACTTGGTATGTTCTTCCGCAAGATGGGAGCTCTTGGTTTAGGCCGTGAGTTCTTTGCATCTAATCCTTCCAATGCGCAAATTGAAGCTGCATTGAAGGGACGTTCATTCCGTGCACAGGTCGGTTCACGTACCTGGCAAGGAAACAAGAAGAATGAAATCAAGATGTACTACGCGGCTGCAGCAGCCGCTGCCGCAGTAGCACCTGCGCCAGCACCAGCACCAGCTCCCGCACCCGCACCTGCACCAGCTCCTGCACCTGCAGCAGCTCCTGTAGCAGCAGCCGCCGCACCGGCAGCACCACCAGCTAGCCCGTTCTAAGTGCGTTTAGTCGTCACCTACGTGTATTATGCGTAGGTGACGTGCTAAACACACTTAGCACGAAAGGAGTTGATATGAAGGTACTAATGTCTGGCTTTACAGCCTTACAGATAAATACTGATAAGCGCACAATTCAAAAGATTGACGTGCCTGCATCTATTGCACAGGCATTGCGTGAACTTGGTCATGACGTTGACTGGCGAAAGATAACTCCAGGCGAGGATCTTTCAAGTTACGACGTTTTGTGGATAAATCTTGCGCCACTAAACTCTCTTAACGGACGCCAAGGCGCAATGGGATCTCTCTATGCTTTGTCATCTGGCATTCCTTGCGTTGGATTTTTTGATGATTGGCAATTTAACACCGTATTCAACGGAGCTCGCGCTCTTATTCGTAAACCTGAGATGCTATACAAGCATCTGCTTGTTGGAACTGAACATCGCGGTGACGAAGGCGCAACGTATTTTAGTCGTGCAGATGTTGAGGCTGCACTTGAAAGAGTACGCGCAACAAACCCAGACGCAGCAAAGAAATGCTACATTGAGCGTTACTACATGATGGACACAGACGAAAGTGTTCAGCCTTATGAAAAACAACTTGTAGAGGCCGCACGAGATCTTTTAGCGCCCCGTTGGGAAGCTGGCATGGTTCCAGTTTGTCCGATGTACGCATTTGGCGATAGATCAATTGTGCGTAAGCGTATGCCAGATGAACTTGGTCCAATTGAGGCGCTTGACCCGACGTCAACTGTGGTTCCTACGCTAAGCCCAGTAACACCACTTAACCCAGAGTTAAAAAAGCGTGCGTGGGTCTTAGGTGCACTCATGCCACATGATACTTGGCTTGAAAAGAAAAACCTAACATGGCCAGTTGAGATTGTTGGAAGTCGTAAGCTAATACGCAAACTTGGCGGACAAAGATTTGATACCGAACAGGACGTACTTGAGTTTTACAACCAGCATTGGGGAATTCTTTCTCCACCGTATCCGCACGCTGGATCTGGCTGGTGGCGTAGCCGCTTTTTATACGCAGCGCACGTTGGATCTATCCTTGTTACTGATAAAGGTGAAGGTGATCCACTTGGCGATGCATATAAACTTACAATTGCTGACGTTGAAAAGATGTCAGA